TACCATCGAGTAAGGGGGGCCATGAAAAGCCTCATGTGTCTCTTGCGGGAGGTGCTCCTTGATCGGGGCACCTGGTGTGGCGTAAGCACCGCTCGTGATTTTAAAGAAATCACGAGTCGTGTCGAGCACGAGGGGTTATCGTTTCTAACGATCACCCTGTCAACCTTTGGAAAAGACCTCGAAAAAGGCCTTGACCAAGGGTTCGTCGACCATCAACTCTTCACTGGGTTCGCAAGACCCCGGCGAGGAGGAGAGCTCCCTCTATTTCTAGAGGGTTTTCTCGGTCTCGTGTTCGACCGTGCTTCTGGTCGTCTGCTGGACGAACCGAGTATCGACGCGATCCAAGCAATACGTCAGATTACTCTGATGTTTGCGAAGATCAACCTGGAGTGCTCTCCCGAGCGCACCAGGGCTGCGATTACTCAGTATGTCCAGTGTGAGCAGGACGTCCGAGAGGCGGATTCGCAACGCTCGCAAGCTGATCTCGATCAGTTTGCTCGTGTTGGCCGTCTCCTTTGGGCTGAGGTCCTTACTACCGTAGACCGTGAGGTTTACGAAGGATCTCTTGTCCCAAAGCATGGCCCTGGAGTTACTGCTGATGGTCTTCTGGGAAACCAGAAATACGACCAACAGGAGTGGACTTCAAGGCTGGAAACCTGGTTTCCCTTTCTTGACGGGTTTGTTGCACCGTCTTTTAGGGCATACCAGGATTTCCACCATGTGGACATCCTCGAACCTGGAGCGGAAAGGCCCGTAAGGGTCATCACCGTTCCAAAGACGCTCAAGACGCCTCGAGTCATAGCTGTCGAGCCTACCGCGATGCAATATACGCAGCAGGCCGTAGCTGAGTCTCTTGTATCTCACCTGGAGGGGAAGGACAACCCCTATAGGTGGATTATCGGATTCCGGGACCAAGACCCTAACAGGTCTATGGCACGGAAAGGGTCCCTTACAGGGAACCTCGCGACGCTGGATCTCAGCGAAGCTTCCGATCGCGTCTCGAATCAGCTCGTACGTGTCCTTCTCGATCCTTGGCCTCATGTAGCAGGGGCCATTGATGCGAGTCGTTCACGGAAGGCTGATGTGCCTGGCCACGGAGTCATCCGTTTGGCCAAGTTCGCGTCCATGGGTTCAGCGCTCTGCTTTCCTGTTGAGGCGATGGTCTTCGCGACCATCGTTCTCTGCGGGATCGAAGATGCGCTCAGACGCCAGATGACCAGGAAGACCATCCATGGTCTTGCTGGTAAGGTGCGTGTCTACGGAGACGATATCATTGTCCCCG